TTCGAGACAAGATGACTAAGTATGCCGTAGTTTACCTGGAACCTAAGAAAAAAGGATTTTCCCGCCAGGAAGCCGTCTTCTATGACCTAGAGGACGCTGCTGCCTGGGAAAAACATGTAAAAACATTATTTAACACTAAAACTGAAATTGTGCCTTTGTTTAACTAGTATGTACGACGATTTTGACTATTATTCTATTGATAACGACAGCATTTTTAACAATTACGATCTACGAGAGAGTATTATCAGGGAAATGAGTGAGCAAGAGCTGTGGGACACTCCTGAAACTGTCCCAGAGGACCTCCTGGCGAACTACTGACACCCTATAATAAGTACATCGACAGGGAAACCCCATGACTGCCACCTTTGCTCAGTTCGCTTCCGAGCAAACTGCTCGTAATACCATTCATCTCAACATTGTCAAGTATTGCTTGATGCTGTGTGATGCTTTGACTGCTGATGCTAATCATCTCAAAGCAGCAAATTATGCTTTTGAACTTGACAGTTCTGGTCGTAAGTATCACAAAATCTTCATGACCATCAACGGTCGTCGTGATAGCATTCACGCTTTCATCGACAAGAAAACTGGTGAAGTGTACAAACCTGCCAGCATTAAAGGTCCTGCCAAGAATGTTCGTTTCAATCTTCTCGTCATCAACCAACGTGAATGGTTGTTTCAACATGCTGACTGGGCAGGTGGTTATCTCTACCAACGTTGAGGGTTGACAACCCTCTTTTTTTCTGATAAATTACTAGAGTACATTCAACACGGAACACATGGAAGATCTCTTCATTGTAATTGAATCCCTTGGAATTGCCGTGGCACTTGATGATCGTGGCACTCCATTCACTTGTCCTATCGATTCTGATGGGAATATTGAATGGGAGTTTGATTCCGATATTGATTGGGATGATCTCTCTCCTGCTCAATACAAACTGTTCATGACTGCTTTCAAAGCTCTTCAAGAACTGTCTCTGCTTACCCAAAACGTTTCTCTTTTTGTAAAATGAAGAAATTTTCTCACATCTCCGATCTATTTGCTCCTATTAATTATGAAGAAGCACCAGTACGGGTTCGCCCCCGTGCTGATCTTGAACCAGAGCAAGTGCAAAAGTTCTGGCGTTATCATGGACGCTTTCCAAATGACTTCGCCCGTGCTATAGTAGAAGTGCTGCCAGAGGGTAAAATCTTTGTTCAGTATGATCACCTTGCTAACTCGCTCGTTATTAAATGACCCAACAAGAAAAAGAACACGATTCTGTTTGTAATCAAGTAGAAACTATTCTTAAGAATAGGTTTCGTAGGTTCAAGCACCTTATGAAGAACGATCGTGTTGAAGATGCTGTTGCGATTGGCGAAGAGTTTACAGAATGGATGCTAGAGACAGATGAAATCATATATTTCAGTCTCAATGATTTGAAAGAACTCCTCGAATCTAAATGAAGAATCCAATCCAGTTAATTGAACCATCACCCTATGTAGTTTTTGACACTAAACTGCCAGACTCATTGTGTGATGATATTTGCTCATACTTTTCTGATAAAGAAGTAGATATGGGCAAAACAGTCAATAACAAAGGTTACCGTAGGGCGGGCATTCGATGGTCTAGCCCTGGTGATTGGATTGGACCTTTTATGTGGCAGTATTTGTCACAGGTAAATGAAACTCACTTCCAGTATGATATTACTGGTACATATTTTGGTGAGACACATCAAATTGAATATCGCCCAGGTTGTCACTATAAATGGCATGAAGATGATAGCATCTCTCATTGTCTAATGTATGAGCATCCTGGATTTCATAAGTTTAGACCAGAGATAAAAGAATATATGAGAAAGCTGTCATATACTCTACAACTATCTCATCCTGATGATTACACTGGTGGTCAAGTACAGCTGTGGGATGAATCAAGAAAAATGTCATTCTTTATTCCAAAAGAAAAAGGAACGTTATGTATCTTTGATTCAAGAACTAGGCATCGTGTTCTACCAGTAAAAGAAGGAAAACGATTTGCTTTAGTTGGATGGGCAGTAGGACCAAGATGGAAGTAACAATCACATTGGGCGATGATCTTCAAGAAGATTACGAATCGTGGATGGCAGTAAAAGAAAGTTTGAATATAGATAGATCTATTAATTCTTTTTTACATTATGTTCATTACTACGGTACATTTAAAAATCCAAAGATACCAGAGGACTAATCATGACTGGCATTCACTTGTTTGTACAAGAAGGTTGTCGCCCTTGTATGTACGCTGAGACACAACTTAAAAAGGTAGATGGTTGGGAGAATGTTGTCAACATCACCAACGCTAAAGATGGCAATCAGTGGACACAGTTTGCTACTGATTGTGGTGTAGTTGGCACACCAACTTTAATTGCTTTAATTGATGGTGTGGTTGTTGCTAAGGTTGAAGGATCTAATAGTATGACATCTGATTTCTGGAGGGCTACGGTAGAGAAGCATGGGAATGTTTGATTATTTCCGCTCATCGTATGATTTGGGTGAGCAGTTCACAAATGTAGTGTGTCAAACTAAAGATATCGAAGAGGGTATCGGTGGTACAATGACAGACTATTGGTTAGATCCAAATGGTTTGTTGTGGTATTCGAGCTATAGAGAAACTCATACCTTCCATGCTATTAATGAAGATGATCCTCGTTACGATCCAGATAAAAAGTTTCTGAACTTCGAATGGATTCCTACTGGTAAACATGGTAAGTTTCTAGCACATCCGATTACAAAGTACATTGAAATTCATCCAGAAGGATGGAAAGGTAAGTGGGAAGACTGGCCTAGGTTGAAATTACACTTCAAATATGGTAAACTACAGGAATACATCAACATCACAGGAGAAAGGCAATGGCATTATCCCAATCAGTAGAAGAATCATTGAATGAAGCAGCATCAGCACTTCGTAATGCTTTAGCATACGCCGCTAGACAAGAACGACCAGTTGTGTGTAATTCAATTTCCGAAATGATTTGCCGTATCGATCAAATTCAATCATTTGACGGTATCATGGATAAACTTGAAGAATTTAAAAATAAATGATACGCCAACTTGAGAATCCACTTACCGAAACATATCTAGAATTTAAACAGATGTGTCTTGGTAAAGATATTCCATGGTTTTGGCACAAAGAACACATCGAAAATCTAAGTGAATCTGATTATGATCCTACTGAAAGATCTAACTTTGGATTCTATGGATTTGCTATTCTACAAAGGAAAGAATCTAGAGTTAAGGTTCCAACATCTGAACTAGGAACTGGTAAACTAATAGAAATCTATCTAAGAAAAGCTGTACGAACATTCTCCGAAATTACTAGACATAATGGAATAGAATACAGCACAATACATAGAATTTCTGTTAACGCTACACATCCAGTTCCTCCTCCTAATCTTGGGATAGAACATGTTGACCATGAGTTTCCCCACAAAAACATGATTCTCTACTTTACAGATGTTGATAATGGTCCTACAATATGTGAGGGAGAATCATTTTATGGAAAAGAAGATGATGTAATTGTATTAGAAGGAATGCACTGTCTACGTGCTCCAGAAACCAAACGACGTATTATTGTAGTATACACTTTCACACAAACTAATTAATTTATGAAACCTGATTACTCTATGAAACCCGATCACACTGTTCGTAACTTTATTATTGTTGGTTCTTCTTTCTTTGTATCGCTGATTATTATCAGTTCTGTTATTGGTCCGATGTACAATGTCTGGGCACAATCTCTTGCTGGTAAAGCAGAACTACAGAAGGCAGAATACACTCGCCAGGTAGCAGTTCTTGAAGCACAAGCAAAGAAAGATTCTGCATCACAACTTGCTGATGCTGAGGTGATTCGTGCTCAAGGTGTTGCTAAAGCAAACCAAATTATCGGTGATTCGCTGAAAGATAATCGTGAGTATCTTCAGTATCTGTATATCACTGGTCTTGAAGAAGGTGCCAATAAGGGTAACGTAACCATCTATGTTCCTACCGAAGGTGGTATGCCTGTTCCTACACTTCAAATGAATAAATGATGAAACAACTCCCTGATAAGAAAGCACTAGATATCATGTGGACAGTGGCTACGAGTGGCAGTTTGGAAACTGGCACTCGCCCCCACTATGGGTTCGCTGATCTGCTGTATGATTACCTCACAGACAACCTCAAAAACAAGTACGGAGTTGAACTCTGCTATGAACCTCAAAGAAAAGAAATCACTACTCAAGAAACTTGAGACTGCTTACACATCATGTTCTGATTGTGGAAGTGAATATGGTGTGTATTCTGTAGGATGCTCATCTGTGTGGCAAGGAAAGTGTGATGTGTGTGGTGAGACCAAACCTGTCACTGAGTCCCGTGATTATGCTTACTTCATTACTGGTATTCGTAAACTCAAACAAGAGATTCAAAATGAGAAAGGTAGTCGTCAAACCAAAGTCAAGCAAGGCGAAGAATCGCTTAGCTAACACTATGGATAACAATCCTGTCTGTATTGTAGAGCAGGATACTGGCGGTGAGTTGTTTCTTGCCGCCGAAAATCGTAAATACTTCTTCTGGGTCAGCACTAGAACTGGTAGCAATCGCTTCGGTGACAAAGCTGACAAAGATTGGGAAGTTATCACTGAAATCAATGTAATCTAATGAATTACCTTTGTCTTGTTGATGGTGTGGTAGAATATGGCAGCACCAGTTTGAGTGACTTTGCTCACTATCAACTGGTGTATGCTGAAGAGCATCAAGATGCTGATGTTGAGTATCTTACGCTCACTGATGAAGAGTATGCTAATCTGTTTCCCGTGGAGGAGGAAGAATGAAACCTAAGTTCCGTGAAGTATTAGAGATGGCGATTACTGAAGGAGTTCAGTATGGTTATCGTCGTGCTCACAAGCATGTTGAAAACCCTACTGAAGGTGCTATAATTGATAGCATCTGTGGTAATGTGATGGACTGTATTTACGAATGGTTTGAGTTTGAGGATCTGAAATGACTTACGACCAACTCTACGAGCACATTGTAAACTATGTTGCTCTGCCTCACACAGCTATTACCAAGCATGACAAACGCCGTGCTTGTTTGATCCTTGGTGCCGTGATGGAGTTTCACCTTGATTGCCTTGATGAAGGTGTAGATCCTCGCACTCTTGATATGACTGGTTTTGTGAATGAGAAACTTGATGAACTGGAGGTCAAAT